GGCTGGCAACGGTACAGCTTCAGCAAGGATCGACGTTTCAGGAAGACCAGAAAAACCAGTATCAGCACATAACCACCGCGATAGGTTATCTGGTTGATGTGATCTGGCCATCGATAAAGCGCACCGCCACCGTAAGCCAACTGCGCATCTAACCCGCAACAACCCAACACAACCGCCCATCGAGGCGGTTTTTTTACGTCCGCAACATGCTCAAAATCAACGAACTCTCACAGGAAGCGACCGCCATGCGCCCAAGATGGGCCGTGGTCGAAGCCCTGATGGGGGGAACGTGGGCGATGCGTGCTGCGCGTGAGCAATACCTACAGCGCTGGCCGCAAGAAGACCAGGCCAGCTACGACTATCGGCTGCAAACATCGACGCTATTTAATGCGTTCTCGCGCACGGTCAACAACATGGCATCCAAGCCATTCTCGGAGCCGATGCGTTGGAGCGAGATTGACCCGGTAGTCGAGGAGTGGTTTGACAACATCGATTTGCAAGGCCGCAACCTGCAAACATTTTCAATGGAAGTGTTCGAGGCAGGTTTGACCTATGGTTTGACGCACGTCCTGGTTGATTACCCAAAGACGACCGCCGCCGATGGCACATCACTTGCCCCGACACTGGCCGATGAGCGCATCCTAGGCGTGCGCCCGTACTTCATCCACATCAAGCCAACAGCCGTGCTCGGATGGATCAGCGACAAGGTGAACGGCGCAGAGACGCTAACGCAAGTGCGCATCCTTGAGCATGTGAGCGTGCCCGATGGCCCTTATGCGACAAAGCTGGTCGAGCAGGTGCGACTACTGACACCCGGCGCGTGGGAAGTGCATCGGCAAGACCCGACAAGCAAAGAGTGGGTAAAGGCCGATGAGGGCCTGACCTCGCTTAACTATATCCCGCTGGTGACCTTCTACACCAACCGCACGGGCTTCATGCAAGCCACGCCGCCGCTGGGTGATCTAGCGGATCTGAATATCCAACACTGGAATCTTGCTAGCGACAGCTACGCGCTGCTCCATACCGCAAGCGTGCCGATTTTGGCGCTGACCGGCGTCGATGAGACGACCAAGATCGTCGTCGGTGCCAAGGCCGCGCTGATGCTGCCATTGGGCGCCAGTGCGCAGTATGTCGAGCATTCAGGCGCTGCCATTGGCGCAGGTCGCCAGGCACTGATTGACTTGGAAGAGCGTATGCGCACGATGGGCGCTGAACTGTTGGTCAGCAAGCCGGGCGATATGACCGCCACGCAATCGAGCATTGACACCGCCCAGGCGCAGTGCCAATTAGCAGCAATGGCCGAGGCATTCGAAGATGTTTTGGATAGCGCAATTGATACAGCCGCCGAATGGGTTGGGCTGGGTGATCAGGGCGATGTGGACATATTCGATGACTTTGCCGCCGCGCCGGTGCAAGGTGCCGCTGTACAGCCGTTTGTCGCTGCGCTGGTCACTTTGGTGGCGAGCGACATGCTGAGCAAAGAGACGGCATTCAAAGAGCTGCAACGGTACGGCGTCATTAACCCTGACCTCGACTTTGAAGCTGAGGCAGAAAAGATAAGCGCCGCCGCCCCGGTACTGTTGGGCACGCCGCTGCCATTGGGTAACACGGCGAAGGTTGACCAGACGGCAGAGGCATAGCCATAATGAACGCTTTGGACGCGGCAATCATGGCGCTTACGATCAGCCAAGCGATAGATATTCAACGTCTCGACGCCAGCGAGCGCGAGAAGGTCATGACGCTGCTCAGCAAACTTGAGCGTGACCTGACCGTGCTGCTATCCACCCGCGTATTGTCCGAGATGGGCAAGCGAAACACAGCCGCCGTGCTGCGCGAGGTAACAGCGCTGATTCAAGAGACGTACACCGAAGCGTCAATGACCGCCATTGCAACCGGCGAGGCGCTGGCCCCTATCGAGGCCACACGGACGCTACAGGCGCTTGAGTCGGTGCTGAAGATTGACCTTGGGACAAAGGCCATGCCCACAGTGGGCTATCTTGAGAAGCTGGCCGGTGATGTGCTGATTCAAGGCTCACCGGCGGCTGAATGGTGGAGCAAGCAGGCGGGCGATGTGGTCTTCAGATTTTCCCAGCAGTTACGCCTTGGCTTAGTTGCCGGCGAGACAAACACAGATATCATTGCGCGCATCATAGGGACAGACGAGGCGCCAGGTGTGATGCAGATCGCGCAAAAGAATGCCGCCGCGCTGGTGCATAGCTCTGTACAGACAGTAGCTAACAGCGCACGGCTGGCAACGTATCGCAAGAATTCGGACATCATCAAAGGGGTTAGATATCTAGCGACCCTTGATAATTTGACTTGCGAGGTCTGCGGTGCCCATGACGGCATGGAGTGGGACCTGGACGGCAAGCCGATGAATGGCAACACCCTGCCTTTTGTTGAGCCGCCATTGCACATAGGCTGCCGATGCGTGCTTACTAGCGTACTCAGGCCAATGAGCGAAATATCAGGCGGTGCGCTGCCCGACATCCCCAACAATGGGACGCGGGCTAGCTCGCACGGCCAGGTCAGTGCATCGACAACCTTTGCAGATTGGTTCAAGATGCGCACCCCGGCGCAGCGTGCAGAGCAGTTTGGCAAAGCGCGTGCAGAGCTTTACGATTCGGGAAAATTGTCGCTTCGGGATATGCTCGATATGAGCGGCCGCCCGTTGTCAGTTGAGCAGTTGAGGGCTAAGATCAAGCCTTAACTAATGGGGATAAAAATGAATGCATTGAAGTGGACAGGTGGTCTTATCTTAGCCTTTGCGCTGGCTGTTATTCTGGCTAACATGACGATCACACCCGAACAGCGTGAGCAGTTTCAGAATGAGCGCACCAATGCCGATGTCTGTGACAAGATCATGGGAAACGCTGATACGCCAGAGGAAAAGCGGACAGCGCGGTTCATGTGCAACAACATGAAAAAGTGAATCATGAAAAAGTCTATAGAGACATTCTATAAATTAGGGCCGTTTAGATACACCCGAGTTAACAGCATTTGGGTTATTGCAGTTGGGTCTTACAGGCTTTGCGGCATCGGTCAGTTAATGTGTTTCAATATATCTGATCCGTCAAATAATCATCAATAGCCAGCCTAAACCGCTGGCCCTGGCGCAACTCAAGGACAAATACAGATAGAATTAGAATGCTGCGGATAGGGGGCACCCGACAAGCCAGTTACCTATGCTGGTTTCCGCAGTCTTTGCATAGGATCACAAATAGGAGTGATGATGACTAAATGGATAGAACCCGAAGGCCAGTTAAAGATGGGTAGTGTTGATGAATTAGTAGAGAAATCGAAAATTTGTCAAATTAGCGAAGGCATCAGAGAGATGGTGATCTCCAGCATATTAGTCAGATTGGCTCGCTACGTTATAGCGACCAAGGCGACGGATGCCGCGGTAGCGACAGAAGAATTCATGAAAATGTACATTAAAGAAATAGAACTTGAACCCTATTCATTGGAGTACATGCGTCGATTCTCGCTCCGATTCAAAAAAGAGATTGCTGAACGTGAATCAGCTTGCAGAAGTCCACTTTTGACAATATCAAGCGCTGAGTAAGCGCACCAAATAACCCAAGGCCAGCCTAAACCGCTGGCCTTTTTCAGAGCTTATTTGGTGCAGGTTTGGTTGATTCGTCAATCAGCCGGTTAACCCAGCGTGAGCCGCCCAGCTCTTTGAAGCGAATCCGGCGCGGCGCAGTCAGCCGGATAAGCACTGTTGTTGTCGGCTCTTTGGTGCTGCCAAGCGGTCGGCCTGGCTTGCGTTTTTCGGTCATTTTTCAAAGCTGAAAATCAGTTCACCAGGGTGATCGCTAAGGCCAGCCCCGAAGTCATACAGCTTTTTCTCGTACTCTGCACGCTCTTTGCGAATGATGGCGTTCTTAGCTTCGTTTTCAGCGTTCATTGCGTCGTAAATCTTTGCTGAAACCCCGAGGTTGTTCAAGGCAAATTCGCGGTGTTGTGTGTTGTTCATTTCGTTTACTCCGTTTGGTTGATGAGTTAATTGTATATCAAATAATTAACAAGTCAAGCAAATAAACCAACTTTTTTAAATTTATTTTTAGCCCTTGCATGTGATGTGCCGGGGCTTTTTGCTTTTCGGCCGTAAGCAATGTGATGTTGCCCAAGGCCACAAACCGAGCGTGATGCTCACAAACAATCCAGGAAGGATTACCCCATGGCTCTCGATCTCGAAATCACCGCTCTCGACTCAGTACCCGAAGCAGTCCGCGCCC